GTTTTACTTGACTCAGTTCGGTCAGGGGGACATGATACCATTCCCTTATTATGATTATCGGAACATCGGGTATCCCCGTTATTTCGTTAATTACGACACCGGGGAAGATTATCTTAATAAGACCGATACGGATACCGGATCGCTATACTCTTTCCCTAGCCGGAAGAGCGCTTATGAGATGGTTTGCAAGACCGGAGATATGTATCTTAGCGGTCGTTTCTTCCTATATTTCTATGGCATACCTCAGTTCCTTGTGGAGTCTGAGATCAATTGCAATTTCCGTATAGCCGGGCCTGAGCCTTACGAGGGGTTCTATCCGGAGGTAGGGGATTATATATCATGGACTCAGGAGCGTAATGTCCCTATATCAAGGGATAATGTGTTTAAGATAAGTCCTGTGTATAAGAATCGTTTTACGCTAGGCGGAAGGTCATTACCAGAGACGTATGATAGCAATTTTTGGGACTGCGCTTACCAAAGACCCAACGGCGTCATATGGAGCACCGCCGACGTGTCGGAGAATGGCATGACCGATCCTTGGCTGTCGTACAAGCCTATGGATTACCATGAGTTCAAGACCTCTTTCGGGAAACTTATAAGCATGAAAGGGATAGAGTCGGATCAGATACTGGCTCGTTTTGAGAATCAGGTAGGGTTGTACAATGCCATAGACGTGTTGGCGGAGAGAATATCCCCGGAGAATAGCGAGCTAGGGACAGGTGGTCTTTTCGCCTCTCGTGGTATCGAGTATAATAATACGACGTTAGGATATTCCGGGACCCAGAGCCGGGATATGATCAGTTGTGAATTTGGGCATTTTTGGGTCGATTTAAGGCGTGGTCAGGTGTTTAAGGTAGATTCTAATGGTAGGAATCTTACGGAGGTCACACCGGGGCTTAGAAACTGGTTTAAGGAGCATCTTCAGATGAAGATCATCCGTAGCCGGATATATAACGCTGATACGGACGCTGAGTTGTCTTATTACGATATCGATAACAAGTTCTTTGGTATAGGGCTATCCATGGGCTGGGACAATCGGTTCAAGAGAGTTCTGATAACCAAGAAAGATTATATACCGGTAGGGAATCCGAGCGAGTACCAATTCCGTGGCGGCCGGTTCTACAGGAACGGGCAGGCGGTGGAGCTACAGGACGCCAGCCATTTCACGGACGTCTCGTTCACCGTTGGATATAACTGCCTGAAGGGTGAGTGGAAATCATATTTATCCTACACCCCTGATTATTATATCGAGCACCAGCATTATTTCCAGTCTGGAAAGAACTACTCAAGTGAAAGTCAGGAGATAGGGTTATGGTCTCATGGATTGACCAACCAATCGTATCAAGTATTTTACGGTAAGCTATATCCGTTCGTTATAGAGGTACCAGTACGTGAGCAGTATGTGAATAAGATCCTCACGAACTACCAATATAGGATGGATGCCAGAAGGTATCAGGATGAGGTTAATTACCAAATTCTTAGGACTACCGGATTCAATAAAGCATGGTTTTATAACGATACCAACAACAGTGGTGAGCTTCGGATGGTTATCGCTGACAAGAACGATATGAGCCAGCGGTTAAGGTATCCTGTAACCAATGACGATAGCCGTGAGATACTGGTGACGGAGGTTGATCAGAAGATAAATATAAATGACTATTTTAACGAGGTCAAAGACGATACTAATAACCTCCCGGTATGGATCAAGGACGTGAATGATATTGACCGGAAGATCGATCATAGGGCTGTCGATTATCATCGGAGGTGGCGTGATCGTCTTCGTGGCGATTGGTTCTTGGCAAGGTTCGTGAATGACATTGAGAGCCGGTTCAAGATGATAGTACGTTGGTTTAGCAGCGATGAGAAAGTTTATTGAGGTGATTATATACCTTTAAATATTTGATGTTATGGCAGCAGGGAAAACTAGCAGTAAAAAGAAGGGCAAATGCCCGAAATCAGGATGTATCAAGAAAGTAGGGAGTGATTGGCGAGTGGTCAGTAACAAGACCGGTAAATTATGGCCGGCTAAGTACAAGTCTAAGGAGAAAGCTAAAGGAGCCTTGGCTGCTTATCACATGCATTAGCGTATAAACGGGTACATGATTTATTATGTACCCGTTTCGTGTTTTTAGGCTTATGATATTATGGTTATCTTTGTGAAAAACGTAATATATGTCTAAGAAGAATAAACCGGAGGAAATCCCATCGTGGATAAAGGATTTATATAAGGAGGATCTTAACCGGGTTGTCAATGGCGAGCGTCCTATGTATTTCAGAGGTATGGATGATAGTCCTTTGAGAAACGTGTCCCCGGAGTTTGATATCCTTAGCGGAGGAGCCGCAGTTAAAGGCATGAATGGGATAAGAGGTACGTTGTCCCCGTTGAATAACGGTATGGGTAATTATAATTTCAGCCTCAGGGGTATAAATAAGAAGATAGGTGAGCTGGTTGATGAGGCGGGATTATATCTACCTGAGAAATTAAGACCTGTATATCGGACTGTGGTGGATGCTATGTCGAGTTCCAAGGGTAAGGGGTTGGGTCATATCACGCAGCCGTTGGCCAACGCCCTATACCCAGCGGACGAGCGGCGGAACCGGCGCATGGACGGGGAGCATCCCGTTGGTTACGTGGATGCCATAGACGGTATATGGCCCAGAGAGAAATATGGGCTATGGGGAGAGAAGATGGATAAGAAAAAAGGGGGTGGATATGTGGCTTCAAGGGATAACACCTCCGTTGGATCTAGTGGCATAAATCTTAATACTGAATATGGTAAGAAGATAAATGATGGAGTTGACATTACCGAGATTATAGCTGGAGGTATCCCTATTATCGGGGATGTTATGGATGTGAGAGATTTTGTGGAGTCATCGAAGGCTGGGGATGGTTTAGGAATGACATTATCAGCTTTAGGGCTATTCCCGGTATTAGGTGAATTTTTTTCTTTCGCTAATAAAGTAAAGAAGATTCCTCTGCCAGAAGATAAACGTAAATTGTATGATTTTCTTGTAGATAATGATCTTGTGGATAAATATGTTCATGATGAACCTTTGGTTAGGGATTTTTTTAACAAGGATGTTCATGATAGAATTTCAAGGAATTATAACAATCTCCCTGATTCTTATAAGGCGGCTGTGGATTTGATGATTGATAATGGTGTTGATCTCCAAAATATAAATGATGTGTCTAACAAGCATATTAAGGATAAGATAGATTCTATGCTTGATGATAATGGGAAACGGTTGGAAGAAGCTTACAATCTAAGGGTATCGGCGGATTCTGATTTCGATGATTTTAGATATGAGGTATCCTCCGCTTTGGATAATAGTAATGCTAAAGGGTTTTATACTAGTAAATACAATAAGGTTGTTACTAGGAGCGATGAGAGTTTATCTAACCTATCTCATGAGTTTAGGCATAAATATGATTCAAGTAATAATTATAATAAGATTTATTTATCCGAAAATGATAAGTCATTATTAAAAGACGCTTATAGGGCTGACCCAAACTCATCAAGTAATGAGATATCAGAGAAAATAGCTTTTAATACTCAAGCTAGATTTCGCTTGTGGAATAAATTTTATAATACATATGGAAGGACTCCATCTATTGATGACCTTGATAAGTATATCGATAGTATGGATGAGATTGATGTGTACAACCTTGTGAGTGGTATAGGTAGCAATTATGCTGAAGATTATTCCAAGAACATGTTTGGAGCTACGGGAAAGGTATTGAAAGAATCATCGGATAAAATAAAAAAAGCCATTAAAAATGTTCCTGCTATTTTGCCGGCGGCTATAGTTGGTAAGATGTTGATGGATGATGATAAGGAGAAGAAAGATAAGGGAGGGGCCGTAAGCACAGGTAGGGCTTATGGAGATGGTAAATATGTAATTGATCCTGACAGATCAGAGGATAATAAGATGGTTGTGTATGATGAGATATGGGATTATCTGACCGATAAGAAGGGAATACCACAAACGCAAGCTATCGGTATCCTGTCGAACATCGCCGCCGAGTCCGGAGGGGACACCGAAGCCCTAGGAATCGCCGGTGATTTTGGCATCCAACAATGGCTTGGACCGAGAAAGAAGGAGCTACAGCGCAGGTATGGAAAGAAACCGACGTTGACACAGCAGTTGGATTATCTAGTGGATGAGTATCAAGGCAAGGTCCCAGGGTTAGGTTGGAATTACATCAATCAAGGCAAGTTCTTTGATAAGGACGCTCAAGGCAATGTATATAATTATTATATGTACTCAAAGGCTGATTTTGATAACGCTACCAACTACAAGGACGCTACCGTAGCATGGAATCAGGGGTATGGCAGGCCTCTTGGATCGACTTTAAGAAATGAGAAGAGATTTGAGTTTGCCGATATGTTCTCTGATAGGTATGGTGTCCCGGAGAACGAGCCAATGAGATACGAGTTCGGGCAGCGGGATTCGGGCATGGGGGACGGAGGTCAGCAGCCTACCCCTGAGACGGTAGCCCCTGCCAATCCTTCTTTGGCTTCCCACCCTTCCATAGATAGCTGGTGGGAGAAGGAGGGTCAAGATCTGTTATATAAGATGCTAGCTCAATCTGGCGCTAACAAGAAAGCCATAGAGGACATCGCCAATAATATTAAGAATGATCCTCAATCGGAGGCGCAGATAGCGGAGACCGAGCGTATGCGTAGGGAACAGGCAAAAAGGCAGTTGGTTCTTAATATGATACCGGGGTTAAGCCTTAACATAAAAGGTGTGAGTAGAAATAATAGTTAGTATTTTAATGTTAAATAATTTGTTATGAATAAGTTGTTGTTTTTATTTGATGTGTTATTTAAGGGG